TGCTGCATCGGCCAGATGGCACAACTACTGAAGTGTTGTTTGAAGATCTTGATATTATGGTAGCGGTTGACCCGGCCGCGTCGGAGACGCTTGCGAGTGATCGCAATGCAGTGGTCGTGGTGGGGACTACGAAGATTGGTGATGTGGTTGTGCTTGATACGTGGGCCAAGCGATGCAGCCCGCTGGATGTTATTGAGCATTTGTTTGAAGTTAAGCACGTTTGGCATCCTAGGGTGTTTGGTATTGAGGGTGTAGCCTATCAGAAGGTACTGAAGGTGTTTCTGAAGGCTGAGGCCGCACGTAGGGGTGAGTACTTTAATGTGGTGGAGCTNAAGCCGGGNGGCAGNAATAAGCCACACATTAAGGGCCTGCAGCCAGTAGCGGCAACTGGGCATTTGTATATTAGGCCNACAGANCATCTGCTTCGGAATGAGCTGGCAGATTGGCCGCTTGGCAAGCACGATGACACGCCTGATGCGCTGGCGATGAGCATGCAGATGTGGCGTGGCCTTGCGAGCCCGAACAGGTGGATCAAGTACAAGGAGTCAGAGACACAGCTGCTTAGAAGGATGCGTCGGCAAGCAAAGCATGCTGGCATAGGGGATCCTCGCGCAGCTAGGGTGTTGCCGTCAGTTGCAGCTCGCAGGGGAGATCCAAGGTATGCGCTGCATCCTGACGAGATTGAGGAGGAGGGATGGGAAGCGTACGAGTTGGGCGTATAAAATCTTGGGGTGGCGGTAGGTATTCAAAACTGAATATCTTGCCGGCGGACATAATTGAGGCGATGAAGGGTCTGCTAGAAGCAAGGCGAAGTCAGCAGATTCCGAGGGTAACGTTTCTAAAGACTTGGACGAACCTAAGAAGGTTGCTCGAGTCTACAGACGATTATAAGGCTTGGAGGCAACGTGTTATCAAGAGAGCTGGATATGCGTGTGAGTCCTGCGGAAATGCAGGTAAACACTGCCATCACATCGAGCAGGTCGCGCACAATCCAGACAGAGCGCTCGACCCAACCAACGGCATGTACCTTTGTGTACGCTGCCACAAAGAAGCACACTCATGATTCATCTCACTCCACACACCAGTCCTCACCAAACGCACCAGCCCGCACAGCCGACTCGACGCACCGATCTCACCCGAGGGCGCGCCGCGCCGAGAGGATTGTCTGAATGGTTATCTCAGGAAAGACTATTAGCGTGCCGGCAGTTGTAAGGCGCATGTATCTTGAAGGTAAGTGGTGTGATGTGGTAGTTCTTAAAGATGGTGTTGGCGCGCAGAGTGGGCCTCGGATTGACGAGCAAGGGAGGCTGCTGTGACCGTTCCTGGTATTGGCGAATTTGCTTTTGAGGATGGGAGCGTTGGTGCTCCTGGGGCTGTCGTGCCGCTAGGCAGTGGCAGTGGCGAAGCCACTCCCCAAGAGACAGTGACCAAGCCATTCCCAGATCCTGTCATCCAGCTGTCTGATGATAGGCGCCAGGCCTTCGTTCAGTGGCTTGATGAGAATCTTCGAAACCTTATTAATAGTCAGAAGAGCAAGCAGAATATCTGGGCTGACTACGAGAAGGCTTATCGCGCATACCCCGAGGCATACAAGACTGAGCCGTTTGAGGGAGCGTCNAATCTTGTCGTTCCTGTAATTGCTATGTCAGTTGATCCAATTCACGCTCGATTGGATATTGGCATCTGGAAGCAAGATCCTCCTATTACGATTAAGGGCTTGCGTAAGAGTGTAATGCCCTATATTGCCTCGGTTCAGAAGTTTATCAACTATTGGGCTAAGAACATTGCCAAGATGCGGCAAGTGTCGAGCCCTCGTAGTCTTGAGTGCACTAAGCTCGGTACGATGGTCTTTAAGACTATCTACGATCGAGAAGTGTATTCAATCAAAACGTATGATCCGCAGCAGAATTATAAGGTTATCACTCGGGATGAGGTTCGTTATGCTGGACCTCGTGTGCTTGGTGTTAGTCTGGGTGATTTCCTGTTCCCTGCTAACTATCAGTTCTTGCAGGATTGTCCGATTGTAGCAGAGCGGATTCGTACGACCTATTGGCAGCTCAAAATAGCTGAAGCTAGTGGCAAGCTCAAGGGTGTGGACGCACTTCGGAGCCAAGAGATTCATGATCGGACTGACCTTGAGCGGGCTCGTGAAGAAGCAGCACAGCATGAAGACGCTAGGTTGACGGATGATATCGTCGTCTACGAGATCTGGTGTGATTATGATGTAGATGGTAATGACCTGCCTGAACATCTTGTGGTTACTTACCATCCTGAAACGAGAACGATTTTACAGCTTCGCTACAATTGGTACTTTAACCAAAAGAAGCCTTATGTACTAATTCCTTACACGATTACTAATGAGTCGTTGTATGGGATTGGTCTTTGTGAGATGGTGCTGCCATTTCAGCAAGCTATTACGAAGTGGGAGCAGATGGCGCAGGACAATGCTTACATTGCTAACATTAGAATGTTCATCGCGAAGAGCGAATCGAGCATCGAAGAAGTGCCGAGATTATATGCAGGACGTACCTTCTTTGTTGACGATCCTCGGAGTGACTTTATTCCTTTTGCTGCTGGAGATATTTACCCTTCAACACTCAGCGAAAGGCAAAATCTCTTTGGGTTGGTGGAGAAGCGAACTGGGGTTAGCGATTATCTTGTTGGTCGTGAGTCTCCTATCATTGGTACTCGGGCTACTGCTACTTCTACGCTCGCCTTGATTCAGGAAGGCACTAAGCGCGTTGAAGAAGTGATGGAAAACTTTCGAGAAGGGTATGGAGAAATCATGCTCAATTGCATCTCAATCTGGATGCAGTATGGNCTCGAAGGTCTTGATGAGATGGTGCTCGGAGACGACAAGGTTGCTGAAGACGTACGCCAGTTCTTCGACCTGCTCACGCAGACAAATGTCTACGGCACCATCGGAATTGACTTGACTGCGACTGATGCGAGCACTAATCGCTCGACGCTCCAGTCAATGCAGCTACAGCTTATTCAGTTGATGATGGGTTACTACGAGAAGTTGCTTAATGCTATGAGTATCGCGATGCAGATGCAGGCTCAGGGTAATCAAGAAGCTGTGGATCTTATTAAAGAAACTGCTGTTGCGTCTCGTAAGCTGTTTGCTGACCTGTTGCATGACTACAATATTCGGAACCCTGAGGATTACCTTCCTGANTTGGAGAAGTATTTGAATGGGCCGAGCAATGTCGCAGGACAAAGTGGAGGCGGAAATCCTCAAGGACCAGNTGGTGGCCCTCAAGGACAACCCGGCCTTCAACTTATTCCAGGTNGCGCTAGAGGACCAACTATCCCTGTCCCAGCGCAGCCTGGAAGCGGAGCAGGACCCAGTACGTTTGTACCGCCTACAGGGCAAGGTGGGGGGCCTCAAGGCAGCCCAACGGGTCCTTGATGACCTGATTATGAAGGTATCGAACGAAGGAAAGCACTATCAACTGGAAGAAAGTGGAGACATGACTGATGGCAGACAGCCTGGAAGCGCCAAGCTCCCCCTCTGAAGGGACTGGCATCTCGTTTGATGAGATTGAGAGACAGCTGAAGGATGCAGAAGCGTCTACTCTGAGGCCTGATCTTTCAAAGATTATCCTCGATTCTGATGATGCACCAGATCTTGTGAAGGGAAAGAGTGTTCAGGATGCGCTTGCTCATGTAAGGAACCTTGAAACAGCGCTTCGTGCAAGCGAACAGGGAAGACAAGAGGCGATGTTGCTTGCACAGGCCAATGCTAGCCGGGCTTCTGCGCCGCCGGCTCCTCCTGCGCCTGAGCCAGAGCCAGAAATTACGGCTGAAATGGTCGCAGAAGCATTTCAGGAGGACTCGACGAAGGGAATTGCGCTCATGCAGCGCATGAACCAGCAGGCAATTGAGCGTGCTGCGGAGCATTTTGGTAAGAGACTTGAGCCGTTGATCGCTGGGTCTTCTTCTGCGGCTGAAAATCAAGCGCGACAGAAGTATCCTGACGAGTTTGAGCTGTATAAGGATGAAATTGCTGAAACGCTTAAGCAGATTCCAAATAAGCAGGTCATGTCTACAGCAAAGAGTTGGGATGAGCTGATTGCTTATGTGCGTGGCAAGGATCCTATGAAGCTGTTTAATCACATGAACGCACGGGAAGCTAAGAAGCACGAAGAAAGTGCTCGTGTGGCTGAGCGAGCTAACGTAGGTTTTCAGGCGGCGGGCAGCAGCTCGATGAGGACTCCGGTGTCACAGGGATCTGTGGCAATTGACGAGACGACTAAGGAGATTTGTAGCGTTCTTGGTGTGTCTCCAGAAGACTATATTAAATGGTCGAGGGTACGATAATGGCTACGACTGCAACAACTCCGCCGAAGGAACAGGATGAGGCCAAGCCTGTCTCGGTGGACAAGATCAAGCAGGCCCTCGACAAGATTGAGGCTCAGACCCTGAGCGGTGCAGCGAGCCTAACTCCCAAGGAGCTCATGCTGGATCTGAGCGACTTGAAGAAAGCCCATCCTGATAAGTACTTTAGGTGGGTGAACATTAAGGCGCCAGGTGTCGCAGATCGGCGTCGGCTGGACGGCTATATTCGTCTTCCTGAGTCGGAGGGCGGACGTGTGATCGGTGATGAGGTGGCAGTGTTCGTCACTAGTCAGCGTATCCACGAGCATCGTTTGGCCCAGTTGAAGGAGACCAACAAGGCCCGCCTGAGTGCTCATCAGGCAGATGTCGAAAGGGTTGCAGAATCTGTCGTGAAAGAGCTACGCGACAAATACGGTATCAAGGTTGATCTTGACCGTATCCTTGTAAACGAAGAGTAGAAAGGGAAGGGCTGACGATATGGCTTCTGACTTTCCTGCCTTCGTTGCCTACAACCACGAAGACTACGACGTTGGTCAGTATGCAATTGATGCTGCCAACGCCGGTAAGGCGGGTTCGTTCTGCTTTCTCAATACCGGAGACAACGAGATTGAGCAGTGCGGAGCTGATCCTGCCCTTATCCTTGGTCTGATGACTGGGCCTTACAGCGCCAGAACGATTTACCCTGGTAGTAAGATGCCGGTTATCATCCTGGATGAGAATGTAGTCGTTGGTCTGTGCTCGGCAACGACCCCGGCAGACTCTCATCTCACTGATGAGTTCGGGATTGTGAAGCTGGCCAGTGGTAACTGGGCAGTNGACACTACCGATACCACGAATACGCGCGTCAGGGTGGTGAAGGTTGATGCAGATCGTGGGATTTTCTACTGTCACGTCCTTGCAGCGAACCTGCAGGGCGCTACGTCAAGCTAAAGGAGACTCCAAATGACTATGTTTCGGGGCGCCTTTAGTAATGCGCTGGCGCCGGGCTTCCGAAAGGTCGTATTTGAGACCTATAAGGAGAAGCCGACTGAAGGTAACAAGATCGTGAACATGAATGGCAGCAAGCGGGCGTATGAGGAAGATTTCAACCTCGCTGGGTTTGGTACGCTGCCGGAGAAGGTGGAAGGCTCGAAGGTGACTTATCAGGACATCCTTCAGCTGAACACTAAGCGTTATCTGTGGAAGACTTTTGCTATGGGCTTCCGCATCACGCAGGAAATGCTGGAAGATGATCTGTATGGCATCTTTGGCAATAAGCTGTCTCGCTCTCTTGGTCGTTCTGCGAGGAACAACTTCGAGGTTGTGGCAGCTAGCCCGTATAACAGCGCCTTTGACACTAGTGTTAATGGCTTTGTCACGGGTGAGTCACTG